ATGGCTGAGTGGCCCTATTCGACCGCCGCATGGCAGCGGCTCCGGGCGGCCAAGCTGGCAGAGTCGCCGCTGTGCGAGCCCTGCGACCGCCTCGGCCGTCTGACCCCGGCCCAGCACGTCGACCACATCCGTTCCATTGCGTCGGGCGGCGATGCCTTCCCGGCCCTCGACGGTCTCATGGCGATGTGCCCGGCCTGCCACTCGGTGAAGACGGCGGCGGTCGACCGGAAGGGCGGCAGCGGCATTCGCTTCAAGGGCGTCGGTCTCGACGGTCTGCCGATCGACCCCGACCATCCCTTCATGGCCGAGGGGTATACCCCCTCCGATCCCTAGAAGCTTGGGACCTCGGACCGTTATGGGACCTGCGAATAGAGTTAGTTGAAACAGTGAGTTAGGCGAGAAAGGCGAGGCCAAACATGGGGTTGCGTGGACCGGGAGCGAAGGCAATCAGGCGTCCCGCTGGCGTCATCAGCGACGATCAACGGAGCTTCTTTGCGCCTGTCGTCGTCAAGGCGGCGGCACCGGCATGGGAAGCCCCAGGCCTCAACCGTGCCGAGCGTGTCGTCGCCTTCCTCGAAAGCCTCGAGGTGACTGCCGGCCGCCTCGCCGGACAGGCTTTCCGCGTCCGCGATTGGCAGCGGGATATCATCGAAGCCATTTACCGCGAGGACGACGAGGGCAAGCGGCCTGTCCGGACGGCTGTCCTTACCTTCGGCCGCAAGAACGGCAAGACGGGTCTCGCCGCCGGCCTCGCTCTCTGCCACCTAGCCGGCCCGGAAGCCGAACGGCGAGGCGAGGTCTACTCGGCGGCCAACGACAAGGAACAGGCCGGCAAGACCTTTGCCGAGATGGTCGCAATGGTTGAGGTCCATCCGATCCTCGCCCATCGCATCAACGTTAAGCGGTTCGGCAAGGAACTGGAGGACATGGAGACCAGCTCCATCTTCAAGGCCCTCAGTGCCGATGTTGCCGGCAAGCACGGCTTGTCGCCCTCCTGCGTCATCTACGACGAGCTTGGACAGGCGGCCAATCGCGAGCTTTACGACACCCTCGACACGGCCATGGGCGCCCGCGACAATCCGCTGCTGATGGTGATCTCGACCCAGGCGGCGACCGACATCGCCCCCATGAGCCAACTCGTCGACTATGGCCGGCGCGTCAATGATGGGGTGATCGACGATCCGAGCTTCTTCCTCGCCGAGTACTCAGCGCCGATCGACGCCGACCCTTGGGTTGAGGAGACGTGGAAGCTCGCCAATCCGGCCCTCGGCGACTTCCTCAGCCTCGGCGAGGTGAAGCGACAGGCCGAACAGGCGCGACGCATGCCGGCCAAGGAACCAGCCTTCCGCAACCTGATCCTCAACCAGCGCGTCGCCTCGGAACGGACCTTCCTCGGCATCGGCGAATGGAAAGCCTGCAATTCGGCTGTCGACCTCGAACGCCTGAAGGGGCGGAAGTGCTTCGCCGGCCTCGACCTATCGGCCGTGCGCGACCTCACAGCGCTTGTTCTGGTGTTCCCCGATGATGATGGCGCTTTTGATGTGGTGCCGTTCTTCTGGCTTCCGAACGACGGCTTGCTCGATCGCGAGGAGGATGACCGCGTGCCCTACATGGCTTGGCGGCAGTCGGGCTTCCTGCTGACTACGCCGGGCATCTCCATCCAGCCGGACTTCATTGCCGCCCACGTCGCCCGCATGGGCGAGATCTACGATCTGCGCATGGTTGGCTTCGACCGCTGGCGCATCGAAGAATTCCAACGCGCCCTTGCCGATACCGGCGCCGATATCCCCATGCATCCGGTCGGTCAGGGCTACAAGGATATGGCGCCGGCCGTCGACCTGCTCGAACGCCTGGTTGCCGAACGCCGGCTTCGGCACGGCGGCCACCCAGTTCTAACCTGGTGCGCGACGAACACTGTCGCCACACCCGATCCGGCTGGTAATCGCAAGCTCGACAAGATGCGCAGCCGGGGACGTATCGACGGCATGGTTGCGCTGGCAATGGCGCTGATTACTGCCGCGAAGTTTGGCGGCGAGGAGGAGTGGGTACCTATGATGGAGGTGGTTTGATTATCCCGCCCAGTAATTTCCTCATGTATTCCTTTGCTGCAGGATATAGTTTATATCGCGCATTGTTTATGAAATATTTTATCGACGATGCTTTTAAAAAAGGGAGTTTAACAGTGTCCGATCTTTGTAGATATCTTCGCGACGACGAGGAGAATTTATTTCTAACTTCAGACTTTAAGTTGTCGGCTATTTTTAGATTTTCCCGGATTACCATCCGTGAAAGCTCACTAAAAATCGGTATGGTATTATTTTTATCCTTCAGGACATGCCTGTAAGCATCGTAGTATTCAAGGATTACATCCGTAAAATCTCTTCCGAATAAAAACCCCGCTTCCCAGTAAATTTCGTGTAGTCTCTTAACTACAAATGACAAGGAATCTTTATTTTCAAAATCAACTTCATCAATCAACGTGATAACGTCACGATAAAGCTTATACCTCCTATCAAATAAATCGAATACGAATTTATCCCTTGATGTTTTCCACTGGAAAAAAGCAATAACTGCCACAAAGGCCGCGGGGGCAAAGGAGAGTAAGCTTAGGGCAAAAGATGTGCTGCCCGATGAAAAATTTATTGTAAATAGTGAGTTAGTGTTCATTTTTTCAATCTCACTCCGGGACCCCCACCATTCTCCGCAATGAACTCCACGCCAGCGGCTTCAAGTGCCGTTTGTATGGCTTCAACAGTACGCAGCTTCAGTTCCTCACCAGCTTCAAGCCGCGAGACCGTATTAGTTGAAACCTTAGCGCGTTCTGCTAGCTCGCGCACACTCATCCCTAGGCCCGCACGAGCCATCTTGCATTGTTCGGGCTTCAACATACTCTCCATGCGAAATCGCATTGACGTTGCGATTTTATGGACGTAAGAATCGCAACGCTGTTTCGATTTCACATAACACACGGAGTGCGCGATGAACATGCATTTGCGTGAGGAGCGGAGCTATGCCCGCGAGTTCGTCGAGGTGCCCGGCGGCTTCCGGCGTACCGTCGAGGATGCCATTGAAGGCTTAATCGCCGTCCTCGACCAACTGGACGCCGATCCGGACCTTGAGGACGACGGCCGCCAGCTACCGCAACTCGCCGTACAGGAGGCCTGAAGATGGAGCTTGCCTCGCTCTCTCGCCGCTCTTTCATTGGCAAACTGGCCGGAGCTGCAACTATCGCCGCCACGCCGCTGGTTGCCCTACCTGTTGCCAACACCCAGACCGTAGAAGCCAAAGTCGGCGTAACAGCCCTCTCACGCTTCGATCGCCTCAACGCCCTGTTTGCCGATCTACGGCAACTGGTCACCACCGAGTTTCCCGAGTTCAACGTTTGGGGCGAGATCCTTCCTGATCATCTACCGTCGAAGAGTGGCTCCATCCATATGGCGTTTTTCGCCACCTGCCCTCCACCTCCCGAGCCAACAGGCATCGAATTCGGCGGCCCCGGAATCTACGAAATCAGCCTCAACGCATGGCGCGACACGGACAGGCGCGTCCAACGTCTGGAGAGGGCTCCCAAAGGCCACCGGTATGCCGGCCAGTTTCGGTTTCGCTTCCCGCACGCACCAGCTCATTCCGGTTGGAAGTACGCGCCAGAGAGTGAGTTCCGGCTTATCCGGCCTACTGATATGGCAAAGTGAAGTTGGAAGTTCGGCAAAACGCAGAACTTCTTGACTTCGGCGTTTTGCCGAACTATGGTTCATTCATGAACGCCAAGTCGCTACCCAAGTTTACCCGAGACGACGTCTCCGCCGCATCTGGTCTCCAGCAGACACAGATAGAAAACCTCGTTCGCCTTGGCCTCGCACCGTTGTCAGAGAGCAAGGGTAGAGGATCAGCAAGACAATATGGCTCGGATGGCCTCGCTCAATTTGCGGTAATCGGGGCTTTTTTTGGTGCGGGAATTGAGGTTGTCCCAGCAGCACGCCTTGCAGTGGCACTCCGCCGAGACGTTTTCGATCATCTCGGACATCTCCACGACAACCTCGACGACATTTTCCTACGCGCCGATGGCGTCAATTCATGGGTCAGAGAAGTTCCCTACGATGAAGAGCGCGGATGCCACGATCGCTATGGAATGTTCGAAGCAATACGAAAACATAACTCCGGTGCTTCATACAACACAGGTAGGTCAGGTGACGCGATCATAGAAATTATAGATCGCACCTACGTATTCACAGGAAACAATACGGGAATGACGCTTCTCAGCCCCTTCGGGGGGAAGTCCTACGACGTTGCAGCTGAATTTCGGCTTGTCGGTTGGGAACGGGGATCAAGCGACGTTTGCATCATTCCCCTCCACGAAGAACTGCCATCAACCGATCCGTGGGAAACCAAGGAAGCCGAATGGCGTCAACGTGGCCAGGAACTTGAAGCGGAGTACCACGCCGCCCGCGACAATGCCGTGAGCGCAATCCGCCTCAATGTTTCCTGCGCGATTAGGCGAGGCTTTGAAGCTGTTTTCCAAAGAAGAATTTCAAATTCATCCGAGATTGCCGGCTAACTGCCGGTGATGGCCCGTCGTGAGACGCGCCCGGCCCATAGAAGGATCCTTTACATGCTCAAGCTTCACGAACTGAAAGAAACCCGCGCTGCCAAGGTTGGAGAGATGCGCAAGCTGATCAACGACGCCGAGACCGCCGGCCGCGACCTCAACGAGGCCGAGGCCAAGCGCTTCGGCGAGATCAAGGCCGAGGTCGGCCAGATCGAGGAACGCATCGCCCGCGTCGAAGCCATCGACGAGATGGAGCGCCGGGCCGATGCCGAGCCGGTCGGCGGCCGGGAGATGGAGCGCGAGTTGCGCTCCTATTCGCTGTCGAACGCCATCAGCGGCGCCCTGTCCGGCCGTCTGACCGGACGCGAGGCAGAAATCAGCGAGGAGCTTTCGCGCGGCCGTGAAGCCCGCTCCGGCTTTGCCAATGGCATCCGCTTCTCGGTTCCCTCGGAAATCATCCTCGGCGGCGAGACCCGCGACGGTCAGTTGGTCGGTACCCCGGCCGCCGGCGGCTATCTGGTGCCGACCACGCTTGGCGCGCTCGCCGGCCGCATCAATCGCCCGGCCCTGAAGGTCGAGGGCTTGGGCGCGACGGTTATGCGCGGTCTCTCTGGAGATCTCGAATTGCCGAACATGCTGGCATCCGGAGCGGCGCACTGGATCGGCGAGAACGAAAACACCACCCGTTCGGCCGTGAGCTTCGACAAGGTCGGCATGTCGCCGAAGACGGTCTCCGGCGAGTATCGCATGAGCCGCCGTCTGACGCTTCAGAGCGGCACGGCCGTTGAAAACATCCTGCGGGGCGACATCGGCCAGTTGCTCGCCCAGGCGCTCGACCTCGCGGCCATTGCCGGCACCGGCGCTGCCAATCAGCCGCTCGGTTTGCTCAAGACCGCCGGCATCGGTGCAGTGGTGGCTTCAGCCGATCTCAGCGACACGGCGGCCGATTTGATCGCCGCTCTGGAACTGGACGACATCACCGGCACCGGCGCTTTCCTCACCAACCCGACCGTCATGAAGAAGGTGCGCAAGCTGAAGGACGCGGACGGCCACACAATGCCGGTCGCCGAGATCTTCCACGACACCCGCGTCGAGACCACAACGCAGGTCCCGAACACCCTCGGCGCCGGCAACGACAAGTCGGCGCTGATCTACGGTCTTTGGAGTGAGTTGATCGTTGGCTACTGGTCGGCCGTCGACATCCTCTTGAATCCCTACCATCCGGACGTCGCCAGCAATGGTGGCGTTCTCCTGCACGCCTTCCTCGACGCCGACGTTGTCGTCCGGCACCCGGAAGCCTTCGCCAACGCGGAGGTGTGATGACGATGGCGGCAGAAACCGAACATAGGGCGGCGGTCCTCGAAATCCGTGCCAAGGGTCGGCGCCTTGAAGGCTATGCCGCCACCTTCGGCACCGAGACCCGCATCGCCGAGCGCTTCACGGAAGTGATTGCGCCCGGCGCCTTTGCTTCTTCTCTCAAGACCGGCGGCGATATCCTCGCCTTGGTCGACCACGACGCCGGCCGTGTCCTCGCCCGCACCCGGTCGGGCACGCTTCGCCTGTCCGAGGATACGCGAGGACTGGCGTTCAGCCTCGACGTTCCCGACACCACGGCCGGCCGTGATGTGCTGGCACTCGCCGAGCGTGGAGACCTCGGCGGCATGTCCTTCGGCTTCTCGGTTCGCCAGGGCGGCGAACACTGGCAGGGCGACCGCCGCGAGCTGCGCGCCCTCGACCTGTTCGAGATCTCCATCGTCTCGGCTTTCCCTGCCTATCCCGAGACCTCGATCGCCGCTCGCTCTCGTCAGGGTGCGGCCCCACGCCTGTCGATCGCCCGCCGTTACCTCGATCTCATGGAGGCCACCCGATGAGCTTCCTTTCCCGCTTCCTCGGCCGTGAACAGCGCGCCGTCCAGTCGGATGATGCCTATCTCGGCGAGTTCTTCGGTCTGAGGGGAGCGCCTGGTTATGGCGTCTCTCCGACCGAGGTTGAAAGCAACCTTGCTGTTGCCGCCCGTTGCATCTCGCTCCGCTCGGAAACGCTGGCCTCTGTCGGCCTGTTCCTGTTCCGCCGCACTGAGGACGGCGGCCGGGCGCGTGCCGACGACAATTCGCTCTATGGTGTGCTGCACGACATAGCCAACCCGCGCATGTCGGCTTTCGAGCTTCGCGAGTTTCTGATCCGCCAGCTCGACACCTTCGGCAACGCCTTCGCCCGTATCGAGCGCAACGCGCGCGGCCAGGTGGTCGCCCTCTGGCCGGAGCCATGCGGCAACGTCGGCGTCGAGAAGCTCGCTTCCGGTCGCATCCGCTATCGCATCACCGATGCCCACGGCGGTTCGGCCGTGCTGCTCGACGACGAGGTCTTGCATGTTCGCGGCGCCAGCCGGGACGGTTTGATCGGCCTGTCACCGATCCAGATTGCCCGCGGCGCCTTCGGCCTCGCCCTGGAACAGAAGCGGACGGCCGATAGCCTGATGGAGAATGCCCTTCGCCCCTCCGGCCTGATCAGCTTCCCCGACAAGCTCGGCAGAGAAAGCCGTGAAGTGATGCGGGATGCGGTGAAGGCGAACCATGCAGGCGCCGGCAATGCCGGTAAGTTCATGATCCTCGACGGCGGAGCCAAGTTCGACTCCATCACCTTCACACCGGCCGATGCCGAATTCCTGGAGACCCGCAAGCTCTCCGCTCTCGACGTCGCCCGCGTCTATGGTTGCCCGCCGACCACGGTTGGCATCACCGACAACGCCACCTATTCCAATGTCGAAGGCGAAAGCACCGCCCTGGTGCGCAACGCCCTCGGCCCGCTCGCTGCCCGCATCGAACAGGCCATGACCCGTTGCCTGCTCACCGAGGCAGGCCGGCGGACGCTCTACATCGAACACGACCTGTCGGCGCTTCTGAGGGGCGACGTGCAGGCCCGCTTTGAGGCCTACCGCATCGGTCGCGAGATCGGCGCCCTATCGCCGAACGACGTTCGCCGTCGCGAGAACGAGCCGCCGATCGTCGGCGGCGACACCTATCACCAACCCGCCAATTGGGTGCCCCTTGGCACCGTGGCCCAGAACGGAGGGGCCAACTGATGTCAAGGCGCTCGACCCCTTGTACGCAAGCCGACCTGACCCGCCTCATCAAGGCGGCGTTGGCGGCCGGCGTCAGTGTCGAGCGCTTGGCTGGCGTGAAGCTGACTCGTGATGGTGCCGTGCTGCTCTTTGGTGAGCAGAGGCCGTTGCAGTCAGAGGGAAGTGAAAATGAATGGGATGAGGTGCTGACGAGATGAACCGCAAGCGTCTTCCCAAGTATGTGTCGGAGTTCACCGATCGGCACGGAAAGGTCAGGGTTCGGTTTCGCCGGAAAGGTCAGGAGAGCCACTACTTCCAGTCGGTCCCCTGGACGCCTGAATTCATGCAGGAATATCAGGCTTGCCTAGACCGTGAGGCAGCGCCTGCCATCCAGCCCGGTATCAACAGGACCAAGGCAGGCACCTTCAATGCCCTGATTGCCTCTTATTATGGCTCGCCTGAGTTCAAGGGGCTGCGGCCGAGCACCCAGACCACCTATCGCGGCATAATCGAGCGCTTCCGGGAGAAGCATGGCGACAAACGAGTGGCGGCGATTGAGCGTAAGCACGTCAAAGCCATCATCGGCGGCATGCATGAGACGCCGGCCGCCGCCAACAATCTGCTTGATCGCCTCAAGGCGCTGATGACGCTGGCAATCGATCTCGGCATGCGCAAAGACGACCCAACGCTCCGTATGCGCGGTTATGGCCGAACGGGCGAGGGCTTCCATACCTGGACCGAGGAGGAAATCGCAGCCTTTGAGGTGCGGCACCCGCTCGGAAGCAAGGCGCGGCTCGCTCTCGCTCTCATGCTTTATACCGGGCAGCGTCGTTCCGACGCGGTGACTATGGGATGGCAACACGTCGCCGGCTCCCGAATCACTGTGAAGCAACAGAAGACCGACGCTCGCCTAGAAATCCCCATGCATCCCACGCTCGTTGCCGTCATGGCGGCTACGCCGCGCGACAACATGACTTTCCTTTCCACGGCCTACGGCAAGCCTTTCACCGCCGCCGGCTTCGGAAATTGGTTCCGGGATCGCTGCAACGAGGCGGGCTTGGTTCAGTGCTCCGCTCACGGTCTCCGGAAAGCTGCGGCGCGACGACTCGCCGAAGCGGGCTGCACCAACCAGCAAATCAAGGCAATTACCGGCCACAAGACTGACAGGGAGGTCTCGCGATACACCGCCGCCGCTGATCAAGTCCGCCTCGCGGAACAAGCCATGGCTGCGACCTACGGAATGGAAGCGGAACAGAATCTGGCTAACCAAACTGAGAGGTTAGACAATTCCGTCTCTAACTCATTGAAAAATAAGGGGGCGTAA